ATCCTGCTATCGGGGTCCTATGGGTCTGCGAAATCAATTCTGATGGCCCACGTCGCGGTCAGGCACTGCCTTGAAAATCCTAATGCCTGTATCGCGATCGGCCGCCGAAGTCTCCCAGACTTAAAGAAAACATTGTTCAGGGAGATAATCGAGCACCTGCAGGACAGCTTGATCGAGGGAGTTCATTACACCGTCAGAAATCACACCGGGGAAATCGAGTTTTGCAACGGCGCGCGGATTATCTCGGTCACCTGGGGTGATCAAAGGTGGGCCAAGTTCCGATCGCTCAAGCTGAGCGGTTTGCTGATCGAGGAATTGACCGAAAATGACGATGATTTCGAGGCAGGATTCAAAATCCTAAAGGCCCGCCTTCGGCGTATTCCCGGCATCAGGCAGAATTTCCTCATCGCTGCGACAAACCCAGGTGAGCCAGACAGCTTTTGGTATAGGTATTTTATCGAAGGATCCCTCAGCTCCCCGTCCAGGTTTGTCTTCTATTCGAACACCACCGACAACTTTCACCTGAATCCCATCTATATCGAGCAGCTCAAGCGGGATCTAAGTGCCCTGGAAGCCGAGCGATACCTGGAAGGAAAATGGATCAGCATTGGCGGGAAGGGGATTTATCACGCCTATGCCGAGGATCGAAACCTTATCCGATCGCCTTGGGTCCCTGACCAAACGCAGCCGCTTCGGATCACCTTTGACTTCAACGTGGCCGACGGAAAGCCCGCATCAGCGGCGGTGTTCCAATTCATCCGGGGCTATTGGCACTTTTACGGGGAGTCGATCATAGATGGGGCGAATTGGTGTCTGGATAACCTGGACGATTTGCAGGCCAGAGGGTACTTTGATGGCTTCCAAAAGTTTTTGATTTACGGGGATGCGTCCGGTCGGGCGAAGTCCTCGAATTCCCTTTACTCCAACTATGACCTGATCACCGGCTGGTTTACCCAGAGGAAAATGAACTGCTCTCTTGAGGTTCCGCGTGCGAATCCTCCCCTGGTTACGCGCTGGACAACGGTTAACGCCGCATGCCAAAATGCGAAACAGGAAGTCCGCCTATATATCCACGACAGCTGTCCCGTCCTGAACACGGGTATGAAGCTTGTGCGTAAAAAGGAAGGGACTGCAATCGAGGACGACAGCAAGCGCTATCAGCACGTGACGACGGCACTGGGATATGCGGTCTGGTATACCAAAAATTTCGATTCAGACACTCAACCGAGGGTGATTCACTTATGAGTATAGATCTGTTTGACAATGAGGACAGAAAGTCGATTGCGAATTTCATCCGAACCGAAACCGACCGCCTTCAGTATAACAAAGACATTTTCACGATCCTCGGCGGGAACCTCAAGCCGCTGCTGGAAAAGAGAATGCTCGAAGACCTTGGGTCAAAGTCGTTTAGCGCTGCTCAGTTCCGGCAGGCACCGATCAATATCACGCGAAAAGTGATCGATAAGCTGACCCGTATTTATCAAAACGGCGTTGTCAGAAAGGTCGAAGGCGGGAACGATGCCGACGTGAAGCTCATGCAGTGGTATATCGACACGCTGGATCTGAATTCGAAGTTCAGCAAAAATAACGAAAACTTTAACGCATTCCTTTACGCTCTGCTTCACATCGGCCTGACTGAGCCAGAGTTTCAGGATAATCCCAATCCCAACTTCAAAAAGCCTTTTGTCAGGACCATCCCGAACCATCAATTTCTGATCATGAACATATCCCCAACCGATCCGACATCGGCTGACGTGATCATCGTCTGCATGCCAAAGAAAAGGCGCGCGGATGGGGCATACGATGAGATTTATTACGTCTATACCCGCGAGCAGTTCGTGATCATGAATCAGGCGGGCGAAATCCGTTTGGATCTGATGCAGGAAAAAGAGATGGACGGGGTAAACGGATACGGCGTCAATCCATTCAGCTACGCCAACGCCAGCCAGGATTGTGCGATGCCGGAAATCCAAACGGATACCCTCGACATGGCCCTGCTCATACCGCTGCTACTGACTGACCTGAACTATGCAACGAAGTTTCAAGCGTTCTCGGTGTTCGTGGCCATCGGCCTGAAAAACGTCAAGGCCGAGCTCTCTCCAAACTCAGTCATCGAGTTCGACGTGAATCCGGCCGCCGACAAATCATCCTTTGAAACCCTGAAGCCAACCGTCGACATCAGTGAAGTCCTGAACCTTGCGGCGTCCCAAATGTCCCTTTGGCTCTCATCAAAGAGCGTGCGCCCGACCGTGGTGGCAGGGGACCTTGGCAACGATAGCTTCGCATCAGGCATATCCAAGATCATCGATGAGGCCGACACCTTCGAGGCCCTTAAATGGCAGATCACTGTTTATAAGAATTTCGAAGCGGACTTTTGGGAGCGCCTCCTAAAGCATATGCATCCCAAGTGGGTAGCGGCTGGCGTGATCGAAAACAAAACGATATTCAGCCCGGGCGCGCGCGTGGTGACGGAGTTCGCCAAGCCAGTCCCAATGCAGACCAGAGGGGAACTCGTAAAGGACCTGGATGCCGAGCGGGCTGCTGGTTTCATATCGAAAGAGCGGGCCTTGAAAAAGCTCAATCCCGACATGACGGATGAGGAAATAGCTAAACTGCTGTCCGAGATTGATAAGGAAACGCCAGTGATCACGCCGATGGGGGGGAATGGCTTTGGCGCGGAACAGGGAAATCCAACTCAAGCTTTCAGTGCCTGAATATTTCGACGCTCAGCAGAGGGCCGACGTTGCCGAACGAGTCATGGAATTCATTATCGATCGGAGCAAAAAGGGTTACAACGTCAACGGCCGCGATTGGACAGGAAAGGCTGGCGAATACACAGAGGCGTACGCGAAAAGAAAGGGCGTCTCAGAGGGCGGTCCAGTGGACTTATCCCTTAGTCACGACATGCTTGACGGCATGCGTTATTTTTCCAGTCTTTCGCCGCGCGGTCAGATCACGGTGGGCTATCAAAAGGGGACTAAGCTGGGAGAAAAGGCCGAGGGCAACATAAAGGGCACCTACGGCCAGCCCGATCCTATACCGGGGAAGGCGCGTCCATTCCTCGACATCCTGCAAAAGGACCTTCAAAAGATCATCAGCAAGGTTGAAAAGGAAAGTGCATGAGCGTGACCATCACTGGCCTTGAAAAGGTCGAGGCAATATTCGCCGACATCATAAAATCCATCGACTCCCCGGCTGCAATGCGCAGGCTCGGTGGATATGTCATAAAACAAATCCGTCAACGCACGCGTGGCGAAGGTAAAGGGGTTGGACGCCCAGGCGGTAACGCCGTGAAGCTACGCCGCGTGACGGACAAGTACGCAAAATGGAGGGCAAGGCAAGTCAGACACCCGGAAGCAGCGAGCGGCAAGTCGAGTAACCTGACCTTTCGGGGGACGATGCTTGACTCCCTGATCATCAAGACTGCTACGGCCAATAAGCTGTTCATCGGTCTAAGGACCATCAAGGAACAGGAAAAGGCCGAAGGTCAGGCTGAGCAGGGACGCCGCTTTATGTTTCTCAGTGGAAAGGAAATCAGGGACGCTGCGAACTACGTTAAGTTGAACCTAAAGAGATAGACCCAGACCATATTGACAACCGAAACAGAAGGGCATTATAAGTATGTCAGACAACACTTCCCAAAATTCCCCTGGTGGGGGAAGCCCAAACGCAGGCGGTGCCGGTGAGGGCAGCGAGAGACCGAGCTCTGTGAGCTATGAGACGTATAACCGTACGGTTCAGAGCGAAAAGAAACTCCGGGATTCGCTGCGGGAAACCCAGGAAAAGCTGTCCGTGTTCGAGAACGAGCGTCAAGCCCGCGACGAACAGGCCATGCTGGACCAAAAAAAGCATGTGGAATTTATCGAACAGCTCAAAAAGCAGAATGCTGAAATTCTCGGTGAGAATCAGCGTCTGAAGTCTGAGCAGACCGACTTCCGCAAGCTTAATGCAGCAGTGGGTTTACTCAACGAAAAAGGCATTCGCGTCGATCCCCAGTACATGGGACATCTCCGACTCGATGAAATTCAAATCACGGAAAATGGCATCGACCATAGTTCGGTTGCCAGCGTGATTGAAACCTTCCAAAAAGAGCACCCACGGCTCGTGGCACCTGCAAGCAAATTCCTCCCATCAGATAAGTCGGGTGATTCCGGCGCAAAAATCTCTGTCGAGGAATGGAAGCAGCTTCCCCCAAAAGACAAGGTGGAAGCACTTCGCAAGGGCCAGGTAAAGCACAACTTCAATTTCGGCAGGAAGTAGGGAAGGTCAATCGTTTGCCTTCCCTAAACGATAAAACGCGAAGGGAAGGGCGAACACTATGGCCAACTCAGATTTGGATGATGTAGCGAGTGCGATTCAGACCTTTTGGAGCCCATTGTTTATGGACCAATTGCGTCAAACAAACCTCCTCTATAACCTGGTGAACCGTGACTATACGGGCGACCTTCGTGAGGGCGGCGACACCGTCAAGGTCAACCAGATCAACGCTCCCACTGGTCAGCGTCTGACTATCGACGGCGCGGGCGTAGGCCGGACATTCACACCTGAGACGATCAGCTTGAGCTCTGTGTCGGTTACCGCCGATCAGCGTTTGGTTGCGTCTTATGATTTCCATGACCTCATGGCAATCCAAAGCTTGATCGATCCTCTGGGTGGGAAGTCCACCGAAGTCCGTAATGCCATGGTGTCTGCGATCAGCAACCAGCTGAACACCTATCTTTACTCCCTCGTGGCACCAACGACCACGATCCCAAGCATTGCGACCATGACAGCGTCGACCGTGGCCCTTGCGCGCGAGACCGCGGCTTTGGCAAAATGGGGTTATAACAAACCTTGGTATGCTCTGCTTGCGCCCCAGTATTACTCGGACCTGCTCGTGGATACCACGTTCACCAGCGCTGACTTCGTTGGCTCTGATGCTCCCGTGATCAACGGCCAGATCGGTCTACCGCGCTATGGATTCCGCGTCTACGAAGACAATACCCAATCCATCAGCGCAACATCGGGCGGCCTGTTCTTCCATCCAGACTTTTTGTACTTGGTATCGCAGTACGAACCACGGTTCAAAGTCTCCGATAAGCACGCGCAGCATGAGTTCGCGTACGTGCTCAGCGTTGACTGGGTGATCGGTGCGAAGCTTGGTATTTCCGGCGCTGCGAAGCATATCAAAGTGCAGACCGGTGTGTAATTTCTGTCTGTCTGCGGTTTAAAAACCCATCTCCGTCGCGGCCTTTTTGTTAAGTTGGGAAGGCCGCGTTTTCACATCACCTTTAAACGGATTTTATGAATGGAACCAAACGTAATCGAGGATATCAACGGTTTTTCCAATCTCGTTTACCTTGAAGCACGCGAATTTGAGACGCTCAAAAAAAGAATGATCACTGAAATACGCGTGCCAGCAAACGTCGTGCAATTTGGGCTGAAGAACGGGGGTTTCCCCTTCGTTATCCTCAACGTTTCACGGCAGGAAAGAAAATCCGGCAATAAAAAATCAGAGCCGGGCCAGGTTGTTAATGATCAGCAGCCGCAATCGTAATAGTATGCGGACAGCCGATACCGAATTGAAATTCTCGATGACTCAGAATGGATGGGCGACGTGAAATGTTTGCGTCGACCCATGTTTTTCCACACCCTGAGGGTGATGCGAAATGCCGACAAAGCAAGGCCTGACTGACCTAGAGCGCGGGAAATATTTGCCAGGGGGAGACAATGTTTCCTCCACTGTTCGCGTGCAGCATGACGGTAAAATTGCCGTCAGCACGGTTGATCTGGTCACCAATATCGAGAATCTGGAATCGGTTGACCTCATCGATGAGTTGGCTCACGTCACGAATATCGACTCGCTCGACCTTGTGAGTGAAATCGCACACGTTACAAACGTTGACCTGATTGACGTTGTGGACAACATCAATTCCATCGATGAAGTCACACACGTAACAAACCTGGATCTGGTGGACGAGGTAACTCACGTCACGACCGTGCAGACCGTCCAGGCTGTTACCCAGATCACCAATCCCGTCATGAATGCCGATTACTCGGTTGTTCCGCATGAGACGTATAACCACTTTCTGCGATATCTTTTGAACGGTGCCAGCGCCGATCAGAATGTCAATGGGACGCTTGCGGTGCCGGTCGACTTCACGACTACGGCCACAACCCGAAGCCTGATCCATTCCTTTGATATGGTCATCGTGGCAAGGAATATGGGCTCTGTCCTGGACTATGGGACCCTTTCAGGCGGCCTGACCAACGGCATCCAGATCATCCGAAAGGTCGGGGCAGTTGAAACCATCTTTTTCACGATCACGCGGATGGTTCAATTCGCTCATCCGTCGACATCGGGAGCCTTTCAGACGATTGCCCTGAAAGCCAACGCGACAGAAGACCTGATCATTGTGTCAGTCATCCTGAAAGACCCGATTCTCATGCAGACCGGCAACAGTCTTATCATTAGAATCCGGGACAATCTGACTGAAGCCACGTCGGGCATTGCTTATCAAAGGGCTACGGTCCTTTTGAAAGAGGTGTAAACCATGGCCACGGTATTCCCCTTCAGAGCGAATCTCTTGAACGGCGCGGTCAGCAATATGGCCGTCAATGGATCCGTCACGCCGCAAAACTTCGATTTTGCGCCGACAACCGCGACCGAACGCTTCCAGATATTCGAGTCCTCTTTCATCCTGTCAACGGCAGGGAACGTGAATGAGCTCATAACCAAATTCGCCGATTTCGCACCGCTCACCAATGGCCTTGACCTGAGTTTTCTATTTTCAGGACAGACCTATAGCCTGACAGGTCTCATAAAAAACAACTTTGACCTATATCGGGTATTCGTCGATGAGACGGTCCAAATAGGAAACGGAAACAGAACAGTGATGATTGGCAGGCAGTGGCATGACCCGCCGATTATTTTTCAACCAAATGACAGGTTCCGGGTAACAGTCAGAGACAACCTGACAGGACTGACTGCGATGGGAATTACGCTGGCCGGAAAGATGTTTAGGACATAAATGGCAACTGTAAAACGATACCAAAATATCAGCGTTCAATTGACGACAGCGACGGCCGGCAGTGCGCAAATGCTGGACGTCAATGGCGCTGCTATCGTCACATGCACGACGACCCTCTTGAATAACGTCCTGGCTGTTGTATTGGCGGCGACTGCGACAACGCTCCGGGTCGACTTCACCTGGCCGTATAAAACGACGATCCATAAAATCAGGATCGCCTGCAAGGGCGCACCGACCGGCCGCCTTTATATCACGTTGGGACCGGCCAGCACTGACCTCAAATTGGTCCAAAACTTCGATCTGAGCTTCATCGGAACCAACGGAGCATGGGAGTTTGAGCCGTGTGTCATGCAGACCGCCGACCTGGACGACGGCTCGGACGCGACCACAGTCAGGCTCTATATCCGCGATCACACCTTGCTGTCTGCCATCCCATACCAAATTTCATTTGAGACAGAGGAATACCGCTGAATGCAATCAAACCTTGATCAAAGAGTGTTCCTTTACACGGCATCGGGTCCAACCTGGACCGATCTGACGCCAAAGGTCAATGAATGGACCAGCGGGCAGGCGGCTATCGTCGCGATGGAACCGGGCGATTATCTTTACATCGGTTGTTTTCTGCCATTCAACCATAAGTATTTCAAGCTGAGCACGGCGTCGATCCTTGAAAGAACGCCGATCATTGAGATTTTGAATGCACCGAATGAGTGGAGTCAGGTTGTCGACCAGATCGACTATACCAACGGCATGCAGCAGTCCGGCGTCCTCCAGTGGACACCTAACTTTGATAAAAACTGGGGACTGGTCACTGACTCATCGCGGGATATCACGGCCCTTTCGGGTGGGCCCACGGTCTATGGTGCCTACTGGCTTCGGATCAGCTTCGCCGCGTCCACCAGTATGTCCATCGACTATATCGGTCAGCGGTTTTCATCGGATGATGAGCTCTATCAGGAATACCCAATGCTGAAAGCCCCGGCCATCCTCACTGGATGGAAGGCAGGAAAGACCGATTGGGCAGACCAACACCTGACCGCGGCCTGCTATATCGGGAAGGAATTGGTGCAGCGGAATATCCTTTTGACGAACCAACAGATCCTCGATATCGCCACGCTCCGGTCCGCGGCTGTCCATAAAACAGCGCACGTCATCTATAGTGGCCTTGGGGTTAAGAACTACTCAGAGGAAATCAAAGCAGCGCTGTCGGCCTATTCCGAGGCGATGAACCTTGACCGCTTCCAGGTCGATACCAACGCCAACGCGCGTAAGGACCGCCACGAGGTCTCGATGAACACGACATCGAGGGCCACGCGATGACAGCTGTTGCCGACATCAGGGACCGCCTGAATGCCATCATGCTCGCAGTTTTGCCTGCCTATGTGAAGCTGGCCGATAGCTATGAGACATCCGACAATGCGAATCCCCTTTTCCAAAAGGGATATTCGATCGGCTATTCGTCCGCGGAAAACCTCACTAACGAATGGTGCAACCTCGGCCAAATGCGGATACGGCGGCAGTTTCAAATCGTGATGGTCAACATCTATATGCCAAATATGGACGCGGACTATCGCGAACAACTTGAGGATAGCCTTGTCGACGATCAGTTCGCATTCATATCTGCAGTCGAGAAAGACCCGACCCTGACAGGGATGGACGTCAGTTCCAGATATTCGTTCGACAACGGTGTCGAGTATTTGATCGATGATTCGAAGCAGTTTATTATCGTCAGCATGACAATCACAGTCGATTATTTTGAGGAGACAGCCTGATGGCTTTTGCAACGCGTTCCAGCATCGTCGCCTTCGTTGAGGAAGTCACAGAAGGCACTCCCGTCGCGGCTACGGGCAATGATTTCACTGTTGTCCGTGAAGGTGCATCATTCACCGGTGCCGTCAATACCGTGACATCGGATGAGCTCCGAAACTCGATCGGTGCTTCCCAGGCATTCGTCACATCCCAGGCTCCAACCGGTTCCATTCCCAAATATTTCAAGCCATCCGGCACCGAGGGCGTGGCACCTGACTACGGAATCCTGATCGAATCCTGCCTTGGTGAAGTCGACGTCAACTCGACTGAATACGCGACTGATGCGGGTTCCACGGCAGGAACCACGAGCGTACGCGGGAACATCAAAGTCGTGGCAGGCATCGAGGCCAACTTTCAAAAAGGCCAGGCGGTCCTGATAAAGGACGCTGTGAATAACTACGCCGTGCGCCCGATCTTTGACGGCATCACATCGACCAACCTCCCCCTTGCATTCAATCTCGGCACTGCACCTGCTGCGGCCGTGAACCTTGGGAAGTCGGTGCTCTATCTGCCTTCCACAACGCAGCCGACTTTTACCGCTCACATGTGGCAGGCCCAGACTAACAGCGCCGTCCATCAAATGATCGCAGGATGTCGGACCTCGAGCATGAACATCGAATTCACGGCCAATGAACTGGCGGCCGTGACCTTTGAATTCGGGGGGGTTCAATATTTTGTCGATCCGGTTGAGATTACTAGCAGCTCTCGCTATATCGATTTCACTGATTCGGCTGGCACGGTCGCTGCTCAGCTGGAAGTCAAGACATACGCGACACCGATAGACCTCGCCGCCGAGATTGCATCCAAGATGACCGGTGCTTCGGCATCGTCCGGCGCTGATATCATCAGCTGCGCATGGAACAACTCGACTGGAAAGTTCACGATCACATCCGATGGCACAGTCCTCTCCCTTCTCTGGCAATCGGGAACGAACACCGCCAACTCCGCCAAAACCAAGCTCGGCTTCGCGAATACCGATGACACGGCGTCTCTCACCTATACCTCAGACACTGAGCTCAGCTGGGATCCCGGCGTAACTCCGTCCTACGACAGTCAAGCCCCGCAGGTTGTTCGCGACAACATGCTTGAGCTCGGAACTTTCTCTGATTACCTCTGCTTCGGCGGCCAGGCGCTCAGTATTTCGATTGCCACGCCAAAGACCGATGTCCCCAACTGGTGCGCCGTGACCGGGATTGACGAGTCTGTGATCCTGTCGCGGGAAGTCAGGGTATCGGCTACGCTGAAATTCCAAAAACACAACGTCCAGCAATTTTACAACCTCCTGAACAACGTCGAAATGCAGCTTCATTTCGTCCACGGCAAAAAGATCGGCGGGAACTGGGTTCCAGGCACGATCGTGTCTGTCTATCTGCCAACGCTCAGCATTACGGCCAACACCATTGCAGACCAGGACGGCTATCTGGTTGTGAATATGGAAGGCACGGCATTCGTCGGTCCAGACATGGAAGACATCTATATTAACTTTTTGTGAGGTTTCATGAGTCAGTCCATCAAGGAAGTTCAATTGGCAAATGGCGGCTGCATCAAGTATCGATTGCCGAACGTAATCGAGCAGCTGCGTTTTCTCGGACAATCAGGCTGGCATTCCCCTGAGTGTCAGTCAGACGTTTGGCTGAGAACATCCAAGGCGATTGAACATATCAAGGGCTTTATCATCGAGGTTCAAGGCATCGTCGATTCGATCGATGAGCTCTTGAACGATCGGGATAACATCGATGCATTTATCACTCTGGCGTGGGATATCGCGGGCGGTAAGTTAGGTGAATCGACAAAAAAGCCCTGAGGCTGGTCGCGGTCAATATCGCGGCGAAGGCTCCTTATTTGCGCGACGTTGACCTTGATCAGCATGAGGACGTGATCCTCGCAGTGGGTCTACTGGAAGCAATACGCGGTGCATCCCGGCTCGGTTTTGAACTTGAGTTCCGGGACCTGACACCCAAGGAATTCAACCTGGTTTCATATCTGTCTGCTGAAGTTGATAAGATGAGGTTACCCAATGGCTGATGCGACAATTAACATTGCGATAAAGACCGATCCAGCTCAGCCCTTAACCCTACTCATCAAACAGTCCAAGGAAGCTGAAAAGGCCGTCGATGGCCTTTCCGGCTCTTTTGGAAAAGTCGCTGCTGCACTTGGTTCCCTTGCTGCTTTGAAAGGCACTTTCAGTTTTGTCCTGGATTCCACGCGCCAGATGGAGGACCTCACGACGCAATTCATTGCGTTCACGGGTTCAACCAAAGGCGCGCAGCTGCAGCTTGAGAAGCTTCAGGCATTCGCCGCAACATCCCCATTCGAATTGACCGAACTGGCCGACGCCAACCGGACACTTTTGGCCTTTGGATCATCGAGCAAGCAATCGCTCGAGCAGCTTCGGCAATTGGGCGAGGTAGCCGCCGCAACGGGCAAGCCGATCGGGGAATTGGCGACGATCTTTGGCCAGATCCAGGCCGAGGGGAAGCTGACAGGCGAGCGATTCAACCAGCTGATCGAACGCGGCGTTAACATCGGGCCTGAGATTGCCAAATCCCTCGGCGTGGCGAGCACCTCCATTCGGGGATTGATATCTGATGGAGCGATCACGGCTGACGCTGTCGCATCCGCATTCGAAAAGATGACTTCGGCAGGTGGTCAGTTCTTTGGCGCTACGGAAAGGCTCGGGAAAACGGTATCTGGCCAGCTGTCCACACTCAAGGATGCCTTCACGGCACTCGGCGCTGAGATTGGTGGCAGGCAAAAAGGGATCTTTTCCGATTGGATTTCGGTTGTAACTGAAGGCGTCAATGCCCTCACTGCGTATTCAGCAGCCCAAAGGGAATTGGAACAAGGCGGCCAGAAATCGAAACGGGTCGCGGAACTAAAGGACCAGCTTGAGGAACTTCGTGGCACCCTGAATGATGTCGAAGAGGACATCAAACGCAACAACGCTGGCGGGTTCTCAACGATCAGGCTCAATATCGAGCGCACTGAGATCCTGCAAAAATACAAAGAACTGAACAAGGAACTGGTTTCCCTCAGCGTCGAACGAAACAATGAAATAGCAGCCGAGCAGAAAAAGGCCGACGACGCTGAACAAAAGGCAATCGACCAGAAAAAGGCCGATGCCGCTGCGGGCAAGCTTGCCGAACAGCAAAAGATTGAGCAGGCCGAACGTGATAAGGCGATTGAGACCGAAGTCAAAAAGGTCGAGGAAAAAGAAAAGCGGATAACTGAGATAGCTTTTCAGGAAGCGGCTGTCAGAAATGCGATCCTAAAAGAGCAGCAAGGCGCCAACGACGCAGAAAAGGTCACGGCCCTTCAGGAACGGGAAGCCGTCCTGACCAGCGAACGCCTCAAGATTGAATCCGATCGCCTCATACTCCTAAAGGAATTCGAAAGTTCTGAACTGTTGCAAAGGCAGGACACCCTAAATAAAAAGATTGCGGCCGAAAAGAAAGCGGAAACAGATCGCCTTGCCATTTCGAAAAAAGCCCAGGCCGAGCAGTTCAACCTTGAAATTGCGACACAGAATGCTCAAAAGAAATTCGATGAGCAGACATATGCCCAACGGGTGACTACGGCGCAGACGGGACTTGCTGCTTTGTCCAGTCTGATGAAATCTAGAAATAGGGAAGCCTTTGAAATTGGCAAGGCGGCGTCCATTGCGCAGGCGCTGGTGGCAATTCCCGTCAGTGCCATTGAAGCGTATAAATCCCTGGCCGGTATTCCAGTTGTCGGTGTTGGACTGGGTATAGCAGCGGCGGCGGCAGCAACGGCGGCTGGTCTTGAAAACGTGCGCGCGATCCAGGCTACCAAACTTCCCGCGTTCGCTGAAGGCGGTATGGTTCCCGGAGTAGGAAACAAAGACACGGTTCCGGCGCTCTTGACTCCAGGGGAAGTCATAGTCCCCAAAAAGAATTTTGCAGATCTTGAAGCCAGCTTTGTCCAAGGCGCAATTGCGAACGATCAGGTCATCCTCATGCGTCAAAGCAATGACATTCAAGCGAGGATCCTGGAGTCAGTGACGTTTGGCGCTGTCATTGAAAAACTGACTACGATCATCGCCAAGCTTGATCAGATCGGAAGCATGCAATCGAGCAGCATTCCATCATTCGATACCAAAACCATTGAACCGATCATCACAGAGATTGCCCAGAATAGTCCACAATCTCAGGGCGGATTCAATCCGGCATCCATAGGGCCAGGCGGACGAAGTCAGAATTTTGATCGGATAATAAAAACACGCGCACCTCTCGGAGCATAGTGAATGTCGAATCTAAAACTGCGACGGAATGCTCGAATAGCCGACAATAATCATCTTGATTCAGCCACGGTTGTGGCTCCTGAGCATGCGTCGTTCCCGTTTACCAATGCATTGAACTTTCGGCAACGTGGCCGCGTCTGGAAGCCTGACGACAAAGATTTCGTCATCGAAATTGACCTGCTCGCCAATAAGCAGTGCAGCTTTTTTGCGATATTTGGGGAAATCGATAAATATCTCAGGATTTCAGATCAGGCTGTCATCACGATCAAAGCCAATATGATCAACCTTTTCACTGGCGGGGAACCGTTTACAACGACTGCAACGGTGACTGATAAGGGTGTGTTTGCAGATCTGACTGACGATGATAACCCAACCGGCATGCAATACCGCTACTGGCAGATAACGATCGAGGATCTTTTAAACCCAGACGACATCGAAATCAGTGCCATCTTTTTGGGCGATCATATAGACTTTCAGTTCAATGCCAAGCAGCAGTTTGAATTCAGCTGGGTTGATCTTACGAGGAGGGCAAGCAGTGACTCCGGAGTTGTCTACACTGTTCGAAAAAATCAATACGCTCTATTCAGTGCTATGGGCTTCAGCTACCTTAACACTGATGATCGCCGCAAGATTCAGTCGTCCACCGAGACCCTCGGACTCTCGACGCCGTTCATATTCATCCTCGATCCGCTCCAAATAGCGTTCGAATGGGAATTCGGCACGACGCTCTGCTATTTCGATTCGCTTCCCCAGTTCACCCATGCATACCAAAACAAATTCAACGTAGCCTTTCAACTGCGGGAGGTTGTCTAGTATGGCTTTCAACCAATATCCAGACGATCTTGCCGTTGTCATATGCACTGGCGGGGACAATCTCATCGACCTCGGCCCGGTTGATCCTGACACTGACCAGCAGCTTGAGATATTCGGCCTTCAGATATTCAAGCGCGGCCTTCAGCCCCTGGTCAGGATGCGAGTCAATGCCTACGTCGCAGGAATCCTGGAAGGCACGAGCGAGGACGTTGTGGTGGGGACGATTGAGGACCTTTACCCATCGACTAATAACTTTTATGGCTGGGTTCGATTCACCTTTGAGCCGCGGTTCAACCTCAATGCTGGAACCGACACGCGTTTCGAGCTCGAACTGGAAAATTATGCATATACCGCTGACACGGTCTTCATAGGCGGCGTTTTGGATTGGCCTGTAACCATGGCCTATAACGAAAACCCAGGTGCAGCAAGTTCGGCTCCGATGGCCATTGAACTTTACGGAGCGATTTGAATGCAGCAGGTCACCCTCGCGCCTTTGGCAGATATCACATCCATCATTACCGGAACCACGGCCAGCTGGTCTTTCGAAGTGATGACGGTTTATGTAAACGGGATCAGCACGCCTTTCAGTTGGACAGGGGGAAGCCTTTCCATTCCGTCTTACACGGTCGGAACGGTCCTCGTGGAATTCCCGCTCTATCTCTTATACGACGCGCCGAGCCAAAATCTGCCATCCGATCCAACTGACTCAGGTTCAGATCCAGTCTTCTGGGAAAACCGCCTTCGAAATTTCATCAATTTCAGCACCTCACTCAAGTCCTTCGAATCGGGCCTCACCGAAATCAACGTTGGTGCCGTCGTGATCCAACTCGATGATGATTGGATCCAACTGGCTCAGCAGCAGCTGATCATGCCAAACACGATTGTCCGGATTTATCGCGATGGCCAGATCGTTTTTAAAGGCGTGGCAACCAAGCATACGATTTCCGACTATCTGATCACGATCAATATTCAAAAGCGCGTCACGATATTCGACTCTGAATGCCATTTCGGAGATCCTGCATACCTGAACCGAATCGATCGAAGCACGAACACGGCCTATTACAATGGATCCAACGTCCCCGAACAGTTTGAGGGCGTTGCGATACCAATGCTCTTTGGGCCTGAATTTCCCTATGATCAGACGGAATACTCAGAGATTGACGTAGGACCAACTAATCCGACTTTTTTCCCAACGGGAGGGGCTACCAAGTTCGGCCAGAAATCTTTGAACACAGGCGCCGTCATGGTTCGGGTGATTCCGACGTCTGCGACTACCGGGATCATTGGACGAATGCCCACCTTCCAATCTCTCGTATCAAGCCCAAGCAATATTCTTTTTAATACGGCGTCGTTTCCGGTTCCAGACCAGAGATTTTATAAGCGTTCTGAAAATATTGCGAATGCGACAATAACAAATGGCGTCATTCAAGGGGAAATCATCCTAATCAGGCGCGACCTCGGTGCAGTCATCAGTGCATCAAGGGTATGGCAAAAAGATACTGTGACTGGCAATTGCGCGGCATTCCTCGGTCTTGAGGATACAGCCTATGATCGTTTCAATACGATGCTCAGCTTTTCACCGACTGAGCACTGGTATTCCAGTCGTATCCCCGATAACACCTGGACCCTTCCGGCTGTTTCGTCTGGGTCATTCACTCCGGGTGGACACCGTTGGATTACAGTAAACTTCACCGGAATCAACCTATTGGATAACGAAACATATGTCGTGTTCACCGGCATCACCGGAGCAGCAGATAATTTTGAGCTCATGCAATGGATCATGGAACAGCACGGTTTCACGGTCGAGCCGACATCCTTCGCAAGCCTTTCGGCCGAATTCAGCACGGTTGAGACGATCCAGCAGGTCGGCTTGGGTCAGGACATGCCAAACCTTGGTTCCCTGATTGCAGAAATGAACCAAAGCCTGATGACAATCCTGGTTTTCCCCGCAGACAATGACGTGCCGTTTATCAAAAAGATAGACCCAACCGAGGCATCCAGTCAGACCCTGGACGAAACCCAGATCACAAGGCTATCGGTCAGCAGCGAATACCGGAATCAGGCAGCTAACGTGCAGTTCCGGCCGAAATACGCGCGATCGGATGTCTATAAATACAGCCTTTATAAGAACATCGAAGCTCCAAATAAGGACCTTTTTGCATCGCAGAAAACCTTTAGTGTGAATCATGTCCTTTCGGAAATCCCCACTGCTGTTACCGATCGTTGGGCGGAAATGACAGAGATATACGGGGCACCAACGACACTGGTGACGTTCGATCTGCTCGATGAGGATGTCTCAATCGAGCTCGGGGATATGGTTTTCATCGACCATGACATGTTCAAAAACAAAATCATGATCATCAGTATCGACAATAAACAACAAGGCCGGACAATCCAGGGAAGGTATTTCTATGTCAACGAAAACTAGGAATCTAAGTAATATCGATGGCGCGAACGTTGGAAATCCAACAATGAATGATTTCACATCGAATTCCCATGAACCATATGCCAATGACGCCGCATTCGAGGCTGATCATGGCCCAGGCGCTGCTGGTGATATCTATTGGAACACGACTGAAAAGCTTATCCGTGAGCATAACGGAACGGCCTGGCAGAATGACAAAACTTCGTTTGAAACGCAGACCGACTCGACAACTACGGGCGCTTCCCAGGATATCACGCCGAACACCGTGGCCCAGATCATCCAGTTCACTAATAACTCCCTGACCAGCATCAGATCGATCGTTCCGACGATTCAAAAGGTCATCTTTTTTGTCAACGGACAGACCAGCCAGGCCATCACGCTCAAAAACGAAGATACCAGTGCGACCGCGGCCAATCGGATCGTGACGGGAACCGGAGCGGATTTTTCCATTGCGGCCGGTCAGATGGTTGGCCTTGTTTATGAGACAGGCGGTTCCCGCTGGCGTCTGGCAGGCGCTGCATCATCGGGCGGGAGTGGAACCGATGGCATAAACCTCATCACATCGCCTAGCACTGCGACCGGCTGGACTGCGACGGGAACTGTGTTCGCAGCGCCAGTGACGACAACGACATCGGCCGACCTTCCCCTGGAAGGCGCGACCAACTCGGCCATCAAATTTGTCGCAACGAACAGCGGAACCGAAGCGACAAATTACAATTCCTTTCCCGTCACGACATCAGCGGCCATGAACGGAACCTTGCAAGTCGATCTTTTCATTCGTCCTGGAACTGGCTTCGCTACGAGTGAATGGACGATTTCCGTTTACCAGGGTTCGACACGGCAGGCACTTCGCAATGATTCGAGCAGCATCAGCTATCTGCCAAACGGCATCGTAAGGTATACGACGGCGTTCGATGCCCTTGCGTCAACGGCATATACCCTTCGTTTCGCCCGGACCAGTGGAACGGGCTCTGCGACACTGAACGTTTGCAACGTGTTCCTCGGCTGGCCGTTTGTAAGTTCCATTGCTTCAATTGGAAAAGATATTCCATCCAGCCCCACAACTTCACTAACCAATACAACCATGTCTGCTCGATATCAACAGGTGGGGAATAAAGCCAAGTTCCATTTACAATTTGCATTCACTAATACTCCTGGAGCTGGAAACTTAATCCTATCCCATGCACAATTACTTGCAGGAACCGGGCTGACAGTAGACACGTCCTTGGCTGCTAGCGCGGACACGCTTAGCAATGGGTCGTGGCATGGTATCGACACAGGCACGCAAAATTACGGCGGGGCGGCCTATCTAAATACTACTCAACTTGTTTTGGTTGATGAAAGCGGAACAGGCGTCCTTACCACAACAAGTGCTTGGTCTGTGTCCACTGGAGATTACATCACTGTTGATATTGACGTCCCAATCGCAGAGTGGGCCGGCTCAGTCAGCACAGGTCCGGCACCGGCTGAGGAGTTTGCAAGTAACGACGGTTCCGGGGGAACTTCTGCGAATACTCAGTATGCTACTGGATCTGTATCTGGTGGATCGTTCTTTGTCGGCACTAACTCTGCTACTGTAACAGCGGGCGAAGTAACCGACTACGTGGTAAATTTCCAGTATCCGATTCAATCTGACGACCACCTATCGATTGAGATACTTAATCCAAGTTCAACTAATGAATGGGTTCCGATTGAATACTGCGGAAATAACATCGTCCAACTTTATAGATCACAAAATGCATCCTATGGAATGGGAATAAAACCGCGTTCGTCAACTTCGGTATGGGTGTCGCTAGGTAACGGAGGTCGCCTTGCAAGTGGTGCATTCGGAGCTGCGGGCGCAGGCTGGAGTAGCGCCACAACTTACAAATGGCGCGTCCGCAAAACCAAAAAAGCCTCACTCCCCTACGCAAACGCGGGGACGGATGGCTCTGCTGGTTTGTATAAGGCCGGGCAGGCTCCGGGTTTGACGACGGGTGTTGCGATTGGCTCTGGCTATGTTGGGGAAGAGAAAACGCAGTCACGTCTCCGTTCCGCTGCACCTTCAATTGCTACTGCAACTGTAGCGAATGTAACAGCATCGCCGCTTACTTTGACGCCCGGCACCTGGGAAATTTCAGCAGAAGTTGGATATACTCCCGTAACCCCTGTAACCAGTACAGCAATAGCAGGAGCTATATCTAGGACTTCGGCAACAATGCCCAGCGCTGATACCCTAGCTGTTCCGAATAGCTCCGGGGAAAGGCGCTCGGCAATGACAACTAATTTAGGTACGTTTGACGCTAGTGTATCTGTTCCAGCTTGTAGAGTTAGCATATCCGCAAATACAGATTTTTATCTGATAGGACGAGCCGATTTTTCTGCTGGGACAGTGAATGTTTACGGCTCAATTAGGGCTGTCCGCATCGCATAACCCTCTCGCCCTCGGGAGGGGGCAAAATAATGAACGACAAAAAGCCAAAAGACTGGAAAAAACCACCGAAAGAAAAACCTGCGGATTCGGAATACCCGACGCGTGAGGAAAAAAAGAAAGGAAGGAAAAAGAAATGAGTCGATTCGATTACGTTCGCTATGATGAAACTGCGCAGGTCATCCAGAATGCCGCAAAGGACATTTGCTCGAATCTCGAAAGTCTCATCGATGACAATCTTCGGGACGGGCGATCTAAATCATTGGCCCTGACTAAGCTCGAAGAGGTTTATATGTGGATCGGCAAGGCCATCCGCGATGATCAGGTTGAGAATCGAGCCGCTGAACTTCAGGAAGAACGTTCAAACGCATGATCAAAAAGAGCCGGGGAATTTATCCCGTCCCCGGCCTTCCCCCATCCAGCGAATCCTGCTTGCGTTTTGTGCACTCTTTCGACGATAATCAAAAGATTCAATCACTTCAGTCATGGGTTATTTTATGAAGACTATGTGCATTCCAGCCATGCTATGTCTTTTTGCGGCCTTCGGCTGTCAGCAGCCCGTGAACAAAACCGTTCAGGTTGAGGTGCCGGTTCCCCAACTGCCCATCGAACCAGCGCCCCCTGTCGAGCCCGGTAAACCTGGTTTTTTGCGTTTCGATGAGATTGAACAGTATGCCGATCGCGACATAAAAACGCTGAACGCGGCTGATCGCAGTCGCACACGCTATTTTCTGACATGCGACCTTTATGATCAGGGCATCAAGGACCTTTCAAACGTCCTGGCCGGGATCAATAAGGGCATCAATATGGTATCGACTGAGCGGCTCATCGCCTACGTCAATACCATCGATGAGGATGTCGGCTGCGTGCACCGCATCAATCTTGACGATATCGGGATGACCAACGAGGAATGGCAGAAATTCGAACGCGCCAACGTCCTCCCTTTCATTTCCAATTCGGTGCGCGGGCGTACGCTGAGAGCTCTGACCGGAACCAACCAGCCGATGGTTTACGCGTCCAGCTTTTTCCTGACTGTGATGCAGGCCGACCAGGTCAGCATTGGCAACCAGCTTTACTACGATCTGACAGAGCAGCCGCTGAACGATACGGAGTTCCTGGCCAAACTTGGCATAGACCTTCAAAAGGAATTCAATGAGGAGAGCCCCGCGTGCGCTGCGGGGGGGAAGTCGCAAATTGCCCTTGGGAAGCCGAGGCTCATTTGCATCCTGGACACAACCCAGGACGGCTTTCTGATGTTCACGGGCGATGTTTCGCTGGCCAAAAACGATTCCATTCAGCAAAACCCGTTTTTCAAAAACATGGCCCTGATTCCCGGGTTTCAGACCAATAAGGTTTTCAATTTCGTCGCGAGTGAGTGGATCTTTAGTCTGCCAAACGGACTGATGACAGGCTATCGATTGTCAAACGCCGGGGGAACAGCGGAAGTTATCGCGCCCACGAACGTAGTTATCGACGTAGAACAGGCAGGTCGCGGCCTTCCGCCGGATATCACTTTGGGGGCATGCTCAAACTGCCATCACCAGGAATCGGGAATCTTTTTCCGGGATGAGGTTTTCAGCATTGTCCAAAACAATGGGAATTTTAATGCAGCCGAAAAGGCATTGGCTGACACTTTCTATCGGGCGGATAAGTTTCAGGCCAAACGCGCCGTGGCCAACCGCGAGCACACCGACGCTTTGAAACGGATTGGCGTGAGCACTTTTGCTGAAGATCCGGTCGTGACGGAACTCATCCAGCCGATTCGGGGGGAGCTCACTCTTGAAAAAGTCGCAGGCAAGGTTTTCCTGGAGCCCGATGAATTCAGCGTGCGCCTGGCTGGAACCAACCTGAGTAAGGTCCTATTCGGTGCTCTGCTTGAACCGGGCGGGGTTGTGGCGATCAGTGATTTCAGCCGGGGTTTTCGCGTACTCCAAGATGAGATGCGTCTTTTTAGAGATGCGGGGCAATTGGATTAATCGATAGGAGTGGAACGATGAAATTTCTGCTGGCAATCGTTTTTCTGATCGTTTCCTGCGGGGGCCCTGCACCTCAGCAGCAGGCGCAGCAGCCTATTCCCGGACCAACTCCGACGCCCACGCCTCAGCCAGGCGGGAAAACCAGCTTCGCTGATGCGCAGGCAGTAATGCAAAAATATTGTGTCGAGTGTCATGCGACTGCACCTTTCACCAAAACCGAGCAGGCGCTGATTGCATCGTCTGCCAAGTCGCGCGTTCAGAATTCGACCATGCCTCCCCCATACGCTTCTCAAATGAGCGCGGGGGACAAGACTAAGTTCCTTGGTTTTTTTTAAGGATCGAATGAAGTGAGCGCTTATCACGATTACAACGATCACGTTTCAGCGCGGGTTCCAAAGCGCCGAAAGGTTGACCTCGAATTCGATACGGTCGAATCAAGGTCAGGTCATTTCCTTTTCCACGTGGACGGGAAGATGATCTGCACCATCGACAAAAACTATTTCGAACAGCGCCAACGTGATTTTTTTGAAGCAATATCACAGCCCACGTAATATGCTTTTCTGTGCGAGAGTGTAGGGACATCGAGCTTTGTTTTCATAACTCCTGGAAGTATAGAAAAAGGCGAAGGGCGCGGCATGAATCATGCAGCGTCCTTTTTTATTACAACCATTTTTTGTTTTTGGAGGCACGATGGATCCTGTGTTGATTCAGCACTTGAAGGATTTCAGCCCGTTGACACTCGGGGTTTTGGTCGTGCTCTATGCTCTGAAAAGATTACCCTATTACTCACTCAAAAAAATGGAGTTACAGAATCAGGAAAAGGACAAGATCTTAGAACATCTCAACGAACAGGTCGAAGAGCTGAAGGCGGAGTTGGAGAAAATGAAAACGGAACTTCTGGAATACCGGCAAAAGTTTTTTGATTTGCAGGAAGAGCACGCGCGTCTAAAGGCAGAGCACGAACAGCTTCGGGGGGTTCTAAAAGCATATGAACAGAAAAAAACTAAGCGTTGATTTCTATGAAGATGAATTCTGGTCACCCGACACCAATACGGCAAAAATGAATGCGGAGTTCATTTATAAGCTTCAAAAGCTTCGAAACATTGTCGGTGTCCCATTCCTTATCGCACCGGGCGGTGGGTTCAGGACACCGGAATATAATGCCCGGGTGGGCGGTGCCGGCAGCTCAAAGCACCTGGACGGCATTGCAGTCGATGTCGACCATACCCGGTGGAACGGTGCGATACGGTTTCAATTCATTTCCGCGGCGTGTGCGCTCGGCTTTAGTGTTGGGATTTATCCCAAGCACTTTCATGTCGATACCCGGCTGGATCAAAAAGTGCTCTGGGTGAGCCTTTACAAAAAGAAGGCCAACGACTAGTCACGCAGGAGTTTTTCACTGGCTGGTTTGATGATCCCTGGCAGGATCCTATCGACCAGCCTTTTCTTCAAAAAATTCATGTCCAGAATCGGCGCCGGTTCTTTTTTGCTTCCCATACTTCAGGCTCCTATGCTCAAATAGCCGATAATTCACAACCTCAAATTCAGGGACTAGACTCATGTTAAAGCAGGTTTTCACGCTCATTTCCATTGCATTATGTTTGACCAGCGGTTTTGTCATGGCAGCTGGCAAGTGTGAAATCTCGGGCCATGCGATCAAGGGAACTCTGGATTTCACGATTGCTGGCTGCGTTATCGAGGGCAAGCCAAAGATCGAGGGAGGGAAGGTTTCCGGGGAATTCACGGTCGACGCGACCAAGCTTGACGGCGGCGTTCGGAGCACCCATATGCATGAAAAATATCTGGAAACTGCCAAATTCCCAAAGGCCACGCTGAAGCTTGATCCTATGCCAGAGGCGGGCGGCGCGTTCACTGGAAATCTCACCCTTCACGGCATCGAAAAGCGGATCATGGGAACCGCGGATAAGTCGAGCATAGGCTACGGGTTCAAATTTGAAATCAACCGTAAGGAATTTGGCATTGCTGAAGTCAGCTATAAAGACATTCTTATCGGCGATTCGCTTACTGTCACTGGCACTATTGATAAGTGATCCAGCGCTCTGTTATCCTCAGACTATAGTCCACGGCTATTCAAATTGCGGAACCTGCCATCTCACTGGGGATGGCGGGGATGTTTTGAACAACTATGGACGTGCGATGACCGAGGAATTCATGGCAAGCTTCGCCCGCGAGGGTGAGGCGCGGGAGTTCTTCGGTCTCGGTGAAGCTGACTTTCTGGACCTTGGAATCGACTATCGTTCGATGGAGATTCGGGATGCAGACACAGGACAGCGGGATAATTTCCACATGTATACGGTGGGCCAACTGGCTCTTAGACATGATGGCCTTAGTTTGTTTGGCTCTGCTGGATATTTTGGGCGAGACCGAGTCTATCAGACGCGAAACTACGGGGTAAACTATCATGTCGATATTGACACTCATAGTTTGGCTTTTAAGCTCGGTTATTGGATCCCTGCTATTGGGATTCAAAGCAATAACCACGATCTTTCCATCAAAAAAGCGAACGGATTCGGCCGCGGATCCGAAAAATTCATCGGACAGGTGACATGGCTCAATCGTTGGTTCGAGTCGAAAGTTATGATCGCGCATTCGGATATAGATATTGTAAAGGGAAAAGATAATTTTCCTAAAAACGATGCGGACGACAAACCGGAATTGATATGGGACGTGAAACTGAAAAGGATTGAAAAGTTTGAATTCGGCGTCCACGCCCGCGTCCAGGACGGGATTCAAACCTTGCTTGGCTACTCGACTCGAATATCCAAGGGACACGCGTATATCTTTTTGCAGCAGGATAGCGACCAGAGTAAAGGAATCTTAACTAGCTATGGTCGGTTTGGTTTTTTCCCAGTACGAGGTTTGGATCTTTATTTTGAGCAGGATCAGCTGGAAACTTCGCTGAATTCTGATATTCGCCGAATGCTAGGTTTTTCATGGATGATTCGCCCACGTTTCGAATATGAAGGACAGGGGATGCAATGGGGCCAAAAGCGGTATTTGCAGACGAGCCTCAAGCTATGGATGTAAAGGAATTTATCTCCGAAAAGTATTTACAGAATCAGATCATTGAATATCTGAACGTGAATACTGACGGGATGTTCTGGCAAAACGATAGCATCGGAATCCGGGGACGCAAAAGAGAGAACAGGTACCGACCGAACGGTATCGCAGACATCCTCGGAGTCATTGACGGTCATGCCGTTGCGATCGAAGTCAAAACGCCCAAGGGTAAAATCCTGCAGAGTCAGATTGCGTTCTCAGAGAAATTCAGACGCTCTGGGGGATCCTATTATGTTGTTCGCTCTTTCGAAGATATTTCAGAATTGGTCAAAATCAATGGCTGGATTTGAAACCGACAAAAAGATCCTGGATAGTCAGTTCTCTTTGATCGAGACTCTCAGCCGCGATCAGATCGAGGATCTGACCAACGGCTATGAGGCGTTTAAAATGCAGGTGCTGAACCACTTTCACGACACGAATGATAAGCTGGAGTATCTTTATCAGCTGATCAGGCTTCGAGGGAAGCGATAACTTCCCGCATTGATATTAGATCGCGTAGCTGCATCAGTTCATCTGTTGGCGGCGGCGGAAGTTGATCATTAATTCTGACATTCGCACTGATTTCCTGCTGCCGTCTCATTCCCAATTCATAGGCTTTGATTATCACGTCAAATTCTGTCTCAATCATTTCAAATCTCCCTCGATCGGCGGCCACGACCAGTGGCCTTGCTTTGGTGTCTCTGAAAAATTAGCTGCGTGATAGACGACCGATGGTTGATACTCCCCTGGCGGTCCTTTATGAAACAGGCCGAGCAAGCAGCGGTCATTATCAAGATCGACATTCGTTATAATCGCCGCGCAAGTCCCGTATAACCAGTCCTCGAAATGAACAATCCGGCCTATGGTTGGTTTCATTTCAAATCTCCATATATCTTGGCCAGGTCAACGGCGCTTGCCCGCTTGATCATCGACAATGGCTTGCCGGTCTTTTCCAATATTTTGTCACCATCCCAACTCAGTTCGTTCAGCCGGTCCATCACCTTTTTGAGCATATCGAGGCGGTGCTGGTCCTCGGTTGGAGCCGGTTCAGGCGCTGGTTCGGGTTCCGACGCTGCTGCGGGCTCTGCGGGCTCTGCCTCAACAACTTCAACATCCATTTCCATATCCATGGCCAACCGATCAGAGGTGGAAGGGCCTTCCTTTTTCCGTTGTGGCTTGCTGTCGTCCTCCAATTCCTCGACTGAAGTGGACGATTTCCCGAATACATGCGGGGCAACTTCATTGATCAGAAAGGATGCCGCGCGTTTTTTCAGCATGTATAGAGGCATGGTCTTATATTTAGAATTTCGCGTCCAGCCTTCCGCTTTGGCCATTGCCATGCTTACCGGCGTGCCGAGGACCTTGGTTCCATCGGCTCGGAACGCATAGGATCGGACCTTAAGAGCGTCGACGGTGTCGCCTGAAACTTCATAATCCAGATCTTTCAGTATGCCGAGTGCTTGAACGCGTTTGATTTTGAACTCGGTATACCAGCCGTGTCGGCCGTGAACCATATAGCCGCCGTTCAAAACCTCGATCAGAGAGCACTGCATTTGATCGGCAAGCACGCTCATGGCGAATAGGGATGCAACGTCGCCTTTATAAATGTCAGGGACCAGTCCGCTGCTGATCGTGCCAAAGAAATAAGCCCGCTTGAGGTGAACAATCTCATCATCCCTAATGCCGTATAGCTCAGCCGTTTCCTTGATTTCAGCCGCTATGAGGGCATTTTTGCTACTGGTCTTTACGATCGCGTTCATATCGTCCCTTCCGTTTCTTCATACATCCAGGCTTCCCGGCTTTCATACCAGTCAGGCAAATCAATTTCTGTTATTTCCTCGGTATAACCGGGCCACTTCTTATCTTTCTTGCACTGGCCGTGCTTTTCCAGGGCATAGTAGAATTCCTCCAGACCGACTTCCAGCATTTTCGGTTTGGCCTCAAAGAACCGGCAGAGATAGGGCCTGAAGGATTCGACGAAAACCCAGTTGAACGTATCGACATCGAGACCGATGGATTTTCCGACTTCCAGATACATTGCGGCCGACAGGTGATATTTCTCGGAAGCTATGACCTGCATGATTTTGGCGTCTGTCAGGGGGAATCGGCACGTTTTGACATCAAGTATGACGCCATTCTTCACTGCATCATATCTGGCTTTGACAGGGTGTCCATTGATCTGGCCAAAGACAGACAACTCGAATTCCGCTCCCTTGCCTAGCTTTTTCCATTGCTTATGAGCCTTGACGGAATCAGCCATGCCGTTGGCTTCCCGCCACGTCTTATGGTCGACGATCGGCAAAAGCAGCTCATCGGCACGCTTTTTCATCGCGTCCCAGTCCTCTTTGGAACCGCCGTTTTTGATCAGCCGCGTCTTATCATGCAGCTTTTCCCGTT